TTTGTATGTATAGATATGGAGAGCCGATACAGAGTAGATATAACTCTTGTGGCTGTTCAGTTGCTAGACGGGTGATTGGCGAGGAAGTTAGCGTATGCCTCCGGCGAGTTCAGAACGATCATAATCCCAGTTGAAGCGTCCGGCCCTTTCCCGATAGTCATGCTGATCGTTCCGACGAGAGTGCCGATAGCGACGAGTAGTCCTGTGATCGCCACGATGAGTTTCGTCATCTTGTTCACCGCCTGCTTCTCCTGCTGTATGCGGCTAAGAAACTTAGTACCATCCCCAGCCTGAGGGGCTGGGGATGAGACTTAGTACCCCCCCTCTGTAAAGCCTGTTTGTCCCACAGTTTTTATAGATATTTGAATCTATTTCACAGATGTCCGAATGGGACAGATAGAGTTCTTCATAGAGACTAGACACAGGAGCGCATACATGCCGACGAAGTTGGTGGACATGCCGGAGTTGACTGGCGAGAAAGTTATGCCGTTGCGGTGGCAGGGTTTTCTGGATTGGCTTTTACGCGGCCCGGAGCGTCAGCCGCAGACGCAACGTGAATGGGCAGCCGAAAATGATATGCATGAGGATTCGTTGCGTCGCATCAAACGCGATCCTCGTTTTATCAAGGAGTGGGATCGTCGTGCTGCGGAACTGAATATCAACCCGGAACGGGTTCAGAGCGTGATTGATTCGCTTTGGCAGCGTGCGAGTGCTGGTGATGTGAAGGCTGCGTCGTTGTATTTGCAGTATATTGAGAAGTTCACTCCGCGCCGTAAGGTGGTGGTGGAAGATGAGCGGGATATTGCTGCTTTTTCAGATGAGGAGTTGGCTTCTGCTTTGGAGGCTGAGGTAATTCAACTAAGGATGGTGGAAGGTGGGAGGTCGTCTGAGTGAACTCCGCCAAGAAGCGGAGTGGCGTAGATGTGTGCGCGATGAGTCGTATTTCTTACGTAAGTATTGGTATATCGCTCATCCTGCTCATGGTCGTATTCTTTTTGATCTCCGAGGCGCACAGTCAGAGGCATTACAGCGATGGGCAAGTAACCGTTATTCACTCACGTTGAAGGCCCGTCAGATCGGGTGGACGACGTTGATTGCTGCTCACCAGTTTTGGTTGGCGTTTTTTCACGATGATCAGAACATTATTGATTTGTCGCGTACAGAGCGGGAGGCGGTGTTGCTTCTTAGGAAAACGAAGTATGGGTTCAAGCATATGCCGTTGTGGATGGTTGAGCGTGGGCCTGATTCGTTGGTTGAACATCAGCAGAAGATGGGGTTTTCTAATGGAAGCCAGATTACTTCGATGCCTTCAGCATCCGATCCTGCTCGTGGTGAGTCGGCTTCGTTGGTTGTGGTTGACGAATGGGCGTTCCTTCCGAACCCTGAGGAAGCGTGGGCTTCTATAGAGCCTGTGGCTGATGTGGGTGGCCGTATTATTGGTTTGTCTACGGCGAATGGGTCTGGAAACTTTTTTCATCATTTGTGGACGGGTGCTGTCACGGGGAACAACAAGTTTGATGCTATGTTTTTTCCGTGGTCTGCGTCTGAGGATCGTGATGAGTCGTGGTATGAGGGTAAGTGCAAGTCGATGTTGCCGTGGCAACTCGCGCAGGAGTATCCGTCAAGTGCCGAAGAGGCATTTGTTCGTTCTGGGAACCCTGTATTTGACCTTGACGTTCTTGATGGTATGTCTGTGCATGTTAGAACGGGCGAGTCGGGTTATCTTCACGAACTTCAGAAGGATGTTTTGGAGTTCCGGTGCTGACCGTGTGGGAGCGTCCTGAGAGGTGGAGTGGTTATGCGCTTGGTGTGGATACGGCTGAGGGTTTGGGGCATGGCGACTATTCGTGTATTCAGGTCATTGATGTAAAAGAGGGTGAGCAGGTTGCTGTCTGGCATGGGCGTATCCCGCCGGATGAGTTGGCTTACGAGGTTTACAATCTTGGTATTTGGTATGGGAATGCGTTGTGTTGTGTGGAGTCGAATAATCATGGTTTGACGACGATTGTGCAGTTGCGTCAGTTGGGTTATCCGAATCTGTTTCGTAAGCGCTCGCTGAATAGCGAAACTAATCGCATGTCTCAGGAGTTTGGGTGGAAAACAACGCGTACATCCAAGCCTTTGATGATTGATGATTTGGGTATGGCGTTGAAGAACAACGAATTGGTGTTGCATTGCAAGGATACGCTTGCTGAGTTGCGGACGTTTGTCCGCAATGATCGTGGGTCGATGTCTGGGTCGCCGTATGATGACCGTGTTATGGCGTTGGCGTTGGCGAACCAGATGCGTAAGTACGCTTTTATACCGGAATATGTTCAGAAGGTGGATGATACGTGGACGTTCAATTGGTGGCGGCGTCAGGTGCCGACGGGGGTTCCTGACGGTGATACCATCGGTTTGAACACTATGCGTGGGACACCTTGAGCATTTATTTAGGACATAATCAACGAAATGGAGCGTCCTGTATGAGTAAGCCAAATAAGTACAATGCCTCTGGCATGGGTGCTAATCCGAAGTTGAATAGTGCCCAGTTGTATAACGGTCCTGTTCAGACGAACGGTCCCCAGTCGGCTAAGATCCGAATGGAAGGGGCATCTGGCCTCAACACGGAGCGTGCTGCACGTTCAACACCTTTCAACCAGCATGGTGTTGGTGGCAAGGTTGAGCCTGCTTCCAAGCAGCCGAATAGCGCTAATCACCCGAGTTGATTCTTCCCCCTGAGGCCACATACGCAGAGTTCCGCGAGTACGTGGAGGATCTGCGTGGTTCCCTTTCCTGCGCGGAAATGGACGATTTGTGGGAATGGCGGCAGAAACTTTTGGGGTTGCGTGTTGCAACCGGTCGTGGGTATCGGGAACGGTGCGTCCCTGAGGATGAGCAGCATCTCACCTTGCGTGAGCGAGAGAAGAAGGTTATTGCCGAAGCACACGCGGCGGGCAAAACTATTGAGAGGGCACCTGCCTAATGGCGCGAGAAACCAAAGCGGAACGGTTCGCTAAGGTCAAGGAACGCATCGACAAAACCCACCGTTGGCGGGTCGATGAGGGCTATGACCAGATGTGGCGGCGCATGATCGACATGTACCGTGGCAAAACCTATTTTGGCAACGGTGGCGATTACGCCGGAAATGTTGGTTATGACCGGGTTTCTGTCAATCTTGCGTTTAGTACGATCAATGTCATCGCTCCTTCTGTCGCGGTAAACCATCCGAAGATTACGGTTACTGCGAACAAGGAGGGTGACGAGGATCGTGCCGTATTCGTGGAAGCCGTTATCAACTATTTGTGGCGGCATCACGACTTTCGGAAGCCTTTCCGCAGGGCGGTAAAGGACTTCCTGATCGTTGGGCACGGCTGGCTCAAAGTCGGATGGCGTTTTGTAGAAGAAGAGCGTCCGTTGTCGGCTGGTGAACAGGACTTGGAGATCGCTACCGCTGCGATGGAGGTTCAGGATTTCGCTTACGCGAACCCGGCGATGGCTGCGGATCTTCCTTCCGATGAGGACATTGTGGCCGGGGTTCCGGCTACCGCTATGGAGATTGTGGAAGATCAGGCGTTTGTGGAGCGGATCAGTCCGTTCGACATGCTGGTGGACCCGGAGGCAACCTGCTTGGAGGACGCCAAATGGGTTGTTCAACGCATTGTGCGACCTTTGGCAGAGGTCAAGAAGGACAAACGGTTCAAGGGAAGTGTCCGCAGGCAACTTACCGCTGATGCCGGGGTGCGTTACCGGTGGGATAATGACACAGAGCGGGAACAGTACGCTGACTTAGCGGAACGTGTCAGCATCTACGAGTATTACGACATTGATCGGGGAACCTTGTCGGTGTGCGCCAGTTCGGGCGACGACTACCTGTTGGACCCCACACCCATGCCGTATGCGTTTGGGCATCCATTTGTGATGCTTCGCAACTACGACGTTCCCGACACGTTTTATCCGATGGGCGACTTGTCGCAAATCGAATCGTTGCAGGAAGAACTAAACAAGACGCGTACACAGATGGTGAACCACCGGAAGCGTTACGCCCGCAAGTACCTGTATCACGAACGGTCGTTTGGCCCGGAGGGCCGGGAGGCTTTGGAATCCGACGAAGATGGTCGGTTTGTTCCGGTCATTGATGAGAACAGGGATCTAGCCAGTGTGGTAGCACCGCTGCCGCAGACTCCCCTGTCGCCGGAAATCTATCAACAGTCTCAGATTATTGAGGCCGACATCAACACGGTTTCAGGTGTATCTGAATACTCGCGTGGTCAGATGCCAGAGGTTCGACGTACTGCTACAGAGGCGAGCATTATCGCGGACGCTGGCAATGCCCGAGCAGCAGACAAACTTGCCACCGTGGAACTCGTTGTAAGTACCGTGGCCCGTATGGTCATGCAACTCATGCAGCAATACATGACCGAAGCGCAAATGGTGCGTGTCACCGGCAAGGACGAACAAGAGTATTTCGTTGCCTATACCCGTGATGACATTATCGGAGAATACGATTTCAACATTCAGGGTGGTTCAATGCAACCGCTCAATGAGACAGCACGACGGCAGCAGGCTATTTCTTTGATGAACGCTTTGGCCCCGCTTGTAGGCGTTGTTGTTGATCCAGCCGAACTGGTCAAACATGTTCTTCAGTTCGGGTTTGGCGTTACCGACGCCGAAAAGTTTTTGATTCAGCAACAGATGCCACAGGATATGGCGGCTGCGGAGGCGGAAGCCGGAGCGGCTCCAGATCCATTGGGCGGTCAACCCGGCATGGCCCCACCCCCTATGAGTGGCAGCATGGGGCCGGGTCCAGTACCAAATCAGGTCTTTGAGGCAACCGGCGGGGTGCCTCCTGAGTTGTTGGCGCAACTACAAAACCAGATGGGAGTAGAGTTGCCCAACATGTAACGGGACAGTTACATGTCTTATATAGGAACACCCGAAAGGATTCCGAATGCAAACAGAAGCGACATCAACAGGTGACACGTATCTCGTCAAGATCGACGGCGAAGAACATCGTGTCTCATTGGAAGAACTTCAGAGTGGATACCAGCGACAGTCGGATTACACCCGTAAGACGCAGGAGTTGGCATCAGAACGCGAGAGATTGGCTCAAGGAGAGGCAATCGTCCAAGCATTAGAGTCCGATCCCCAAGGCGCAGTAACGGCTTTAGCCGATGCTTTCGGGGTTGGCGTGGGTAATCAAAACACCGTCCAGAAAGAACTGGAAGAGGATTTGGACCCAGAGGAAGTTCGCTTGCGACGACTGGAATCTTCCATTGAGGAACATAATCGCGCACTACGACAGCAAAATATGCAAAGCGAAGTTGAAGGACTTCGGGAGAAATTTAGCGCTGACATTGACGAGCGGGAACTTTACAGTCACGCTCTCAAACACAATATCGGTAACCTTGAGGCCGCATACGCGCACATGACCTACGGGGATGTGCAGGATAAGGTCACGAATGCCGAAATCGTGGATGAGAAACGTGCTGCGAATGTGGTTGAATCCACAGTCGGAAGTCCCGAATCAACTGTGTCTAGCAATGTTTCTACCGCTGTGAACTCTATTCGTGATGCTTTTTCGCTGGCGACAGAAGAATTATCTAACGCCTAACAAGAAAGGAATGATTCAGCATGGCTGGCAATGACAGTTTTGACCAGATTCTAAGTACCACGCTGAAAAATTACGTTCCGAAATTGGCGGATAACGTCTTTACTGCTCGTCCGCTGTTTTATGCGCTAACCAATGGACAGACCATTCGGCGCATCAGCGGGGGCGCAAAGATCGTTGTTCCCATTATCTACGGAACGAACAGCACGGCTTCCTCGTATTCTGGCGACGACACTATTACCACAACTGCTCAGACAGGCATTTCGGCTGCTGAGTACGACTGGAAACAGTACGCCGCTACCGTGACAATCACGGGTATTGAAGAAGCCAAAAATAACGGTGAAGCCGAAATCATTGACCTGCTGGAAGGCAAGGTCATGCAGACGGAAGAAACCATTATCCAGAATATGAACACCATGTTTTGGGGTGACGGTACTGGTAACAGCAACAAGGACTGGCTTGGCCTAGACCTAATTGTTACCAAGCCCAATACCGCCCTTGGTGGCATCGACCCAACCGACACCGGTAACGGATGGTGGGCATCTGATGAAACAAACATGAGTGGCGCTTTGACTGTGAAGCAAATGGGCGTCACCTACAACACTGTGTCAGTTGGTAACGACCAGCCGACCATAGTCATCGGTACACAGGCTTTGTACGAATCGTATGAGGCTTTGCTTGAGCCGAACCTGAGGTACACGGATACCGCCCTCGCTGATGGCGGTTTCCAGAACCTCATGTTCAAGGGCGCTCCAGTGACCTTTGATGGTGACGTAACCAGTGGGGAAATTTTCTTCCTCAACACGAAGTACCTTCGACTGGTTGCTCATTCAGAAACATGGTTCCAGACAACTCCGTTTGTCCGGCCTACCAATCAGGATGCACGCTATGCACAGATTCTCTGCTACGGCGAGTTTACGTGCAGCAACCGTGCCCGTCAGGGTTACATCTTCGGTGCAACCTGATAAATAACTAGGAGCAGAAAATGGCACGCGCAATTGCCCTTTCATACGGCAAGAATGCCGAATTAGCGGGATCGCGTGGTGGCAACCCATCCCATTACGCACCGGGCGAGCGTTCAGGCACTCGTCTGGTGCCGGGGGTGAGTGGTCCCTCTCCGAAGGGTGAACCTCCCATTTCGCATGGTGTTTTCTGTTCCGCGACGACCCGGCGCGGGACCGCTTGTAAAGCGCGTCCCGTGTCTGGGTCGGATCTTTGTATTGGTCACACACGACAGAAGGCGACTGCTCCGTGACAGCAATGACCATTGCGGAAATGCGAACACAGGTTCGTGCGGTGGTTGACATTGACGCCACCGACATTTCCGACACAGTAATGAATAACATGTTGGGTCAAGGCTTTGACCTAATCGTGTACAGTGAAAAGCGTTGGCCCTTTTTTGAGACACGCACAACCTTTTCGACCGTTGCCGACACCAAGGATTACACGCTTACGACAATTGCCGCTGCACCCGATGCGGTAAGCCAAGGGTTGCGGGAAGTTATGGCTCTTCGCAACGATGACCACGTTCTTGAATACATCGGCTCCGATGACGCCGATTGGAACTATCCGTTGAATGTCGCTACTGTCGGGTCACCGTGGGAGTGGAGTTTCTGGAACGACACGGTTCGTTTCTACCCCACCCCAGATGCGGTTCAAACCATTTATGTTCGTGGGTTGCGAAACGCGACCTCTTTTGGGGTTGGAACCGCTGACGGGACCGAACCGGATCTTCCCGATCCGTTCCACCCGGTGCTGGTTACGTATGCGATAGGTAAAGCCTATTTGCAGCAGGAAGATCCAGTTATGGCGAACCAGTACCACGGACAGTTCTTAGCAGATTTGGACAATGTGGCGCGCCGATACGCTGACGTTCCGGCACCTCAGCCTATGGTCGCAAATAGTCGCAGGTCAACACGGTATTTGGCGGGATTTGGCGCATTGCGTTATGCCAATACCGGCGGCATTGTCTGGTAGCGGGCAGTGGCCCGCCAATTCAAACTAGAAGTACTTGAAGCCTTCACGGGCGGATTGAACCTCAGATCCGACCAGTTCAACCTTCAAGACAACGAATCCCCGGACCTATTGAACGTGGTCGTTGATCCGCGCGGCGGCATTCGCCAGCGCGACGGCGTAGACCGGTTGAATACGACTGCCCTGAGTGCAGACATCAAAGGTATATGGGGGTTCTTCACCGATTCTGGCACCGCTCAAAAGATGGTCAACTACGGAACCAAAGTGGCTTATGCCACGACCTCCAACTTCACCGACCTGACCAATATCACAGCGCGAACTGACGGTTCGCGCGTGTATGGCATGACAATGAACAATGTCGCCTACGGGGTTTCACGCGACAAGGTTTCATTCAGATGGAACGGTAGTGTTGACGCCGATCTTGGTGTGACGTTGGATGGCTCATCAGGCAATTTCCCACAAGCACAGTATGTGGCGTTTTGGAATAACTTTGCTTGGGCGGCAAACACGTATGAATCGGCTACCGACTACAAATATCGCGTTCGTTGGAGCAATGCGAATGAACCTGAGAAATGGGCTGCGGCTGACTACGTTGATATTGACAAAGGGGAACACGGAGACTACATAACCGGACTTGTTCCTGCTGGGGACAAGTTATTGGTTTTCAAATCCAATAGTGTTCACGCTATTTTCGGATGGGATTCCGACTCGTTCCAAGTTGTCAACCTGACAAACGATGTCGGGTCAATACCACTTTCTTCCCCCGTTTCTACTACATTCGGAACCTTCTTCTGGTACGCCAACAATGGCGTTTACGTATATGACGGGCAACAGTTCATATGGCTGTTTGCCAAACTGCAACCTGCCATTGATGATGGACGTATTGACAATCTGGACACTAACCCGCCACAGTTGGCGTGGGGAAATAACAAACTGTACGTATCGCTGGACTGGACCGAAAATGCTGTAACTACTAGGCGTACTTTGGTTTACGACCCCACCTTGGGAGAGGGTGGAGCGTGGGTAACAACAGACATCGACGCTGGCCCGCTGTATGCGTATAACCCTCCGAACGCGGCATCAACCGTTTTCGGCGGTTGTGTCGCCAATACGGGGATTATGATTGATGTGGAAGATGCACAGAATCGAACCAGTGATCGGTATGTGGGTTCCACTGAAACACACATCGAATCCCATTTCGTAACCCGATGGGTTACGGGACGCGACCCCATCGTCAAGAAACGATGGGGTCGCCCAAGAGTGGTGTTGTCGGCGGAATCTACCATCACACTACCTATTCTGATTTACAAGGATTTCGACAAGTCGGAACAGTCGAACTCTTTCGATCTGTCGATTGAAGGTAAAGTTTCTACGTCGCGGTGGGATACTGCGGAATGGGATG